AACGTAGCACAAGGTCGTGGCTTCTTTGAAGTGACTAATCCTGTATTGCAAAAGTTAACACAAGTACAAGACATCTATAATACTTCAATGAAGGAAGCAGATCCTAACGATCCATTATCTTTTTATACTACATTGCAAAAGAACTTCGCTTCTGCTGGTCTAGGGCAACAAGCTTTGATGGCTGCAACAGAAGCTAAGAAGTTTGAAGACATGGATCTTAAGAGTGAGAAACTCAGGACTGAAGTTTATACTCAGAATCCTTCACTTCTTGATGCTAAGATTGCTCAGGCTCGTGATGCAGGTGATGATAAGACTGCTAATATGTTGGCTGATCAACGTGGTAAGATTCAAGTTAAGATTGATCTTGATCGTGCTAAAGAAGTTGCAGACATTAACTACAAGAATGCAGCTACTGCAGCACAACGAGCACAAGCTAGTAAACTTTCTCAAGATATTGAGTCTGGTAAATTTGATTGGAAAGTTATCAACGACGCTGCTGGCATTCCTACTCACATGGCTAAGATCAATAAGAAAACTGGTGAAACAAGTTACGAGCCAATTACTTTACCTCCTGGAGTAAACACTGGAACTAAACCAACAACTCCTACAAAAGGTGAACGTCCTGATCTATCTACTTTTGGTGGGTCTGCTCCTAGTACTACTGCACCAGTAGCTGCTCCAGCGTCTGCTACACCTCAGGCTGAATTACCTGCTTTAGATCCACAAACAAGAATCTATTATGCTGCTCGTGATCCAGTATTAAAATCTATTCAAGCTGCAGTACAAGCAGATCCTAATCGCTTAGCTACTGATCCTGAATGGTTTAAACAATTAACAAATGCACGTAATCAACAATTAGACTATCTCCGTAACCAATACGGAAACATGGTTTCTTTCCAAGGATTATAATGGCGACTTTCGATGTCTTAGGGGCAAAGAAAGCAGGGTATTCAGACGCAGAAATAGTAGAGTATCTTGCTGGACAAAAGCACTTTGATTTTGTTAGTGCTAAAGAAGCTGGATATTCAGATAAAGAATTAATTAACTATCTGAATAAAACAGATGCTACACCTTGGGAAACATTTAAGACTTCCGCAGCTCAAGAGGTAGGTTCTGAGATTAAAGGTGCTGCTCAAATTTTAGGCAACGAGCCTACAGATACAGCAGCAGAATCCTTACGTCGTCAAATGGAATCAGAGAACCCAGTTGCTGGTGTATTAGGTTCTATCGCTGGTGGTTTAGTTAATCCTTCTACATTACTTCCAGGTTCAATGCTGTTTAAAGGTGCTAAAGGCTTAATAGCTGGAGGTGCAGCAGCAGGTGCTATTGGTGGAGCATTACAGCCTCGCTACGAAGAGGAGGATATGTCTCGTCTTGGTGCTACTGCTTTAGGTGCAACTGCAGGAGCTGGTTTAGTAGGTGCTTTAGTTGGTGGTCAGAAAGCTATTGCTAAAGTATTTAATAAGCTAACTAAATCTGTAGAAGAAATTCCTGTAGATAAGATTGTTCCTAATATCCATGAGCCTATTCCTAATGAACAAGGTGTGGTGGATAACATGCCATCAGGTATTACTAACCTGACTGAGCAAAGCAAACAACTTCAAGATAACATTACTCCTTTTGTTCAAGGCATTGAAGATGCTGAGAAGCGTACTCAAGTAGCCTTAGACATCGATAAGGGAGATTATCGTTCTTTCTTTACTGATTCTCCATTACGTCTAACTGAGACACCAGACTTTAGGATCATGAATGCCTTTAGTCCTGAAAATCCTTTCAGAGAACAGAACTTTGAAGCTTATCTCAAAGCTGGATATAAAGCTGAATCACCTGAGAAGTTGCTAGAGCGTATCGTTCAAGCAAACAAGACTGGTGTAATGGGTGAGCTAGACACAACTCCTATTGATATTCCTGCTGACTCTGCTGTTAACTTCTTGCTTAACCGTAAGGTACAAGAAATTGGTGGTCGTGATATTCAAGCAGCTTATCTTCCTGCACTGCAACGTGGTGTAGATCTAGTACAATCTATTGATGAACTATTCATGAACGGACGTGCTGCTGGTATGTCTGATCTTGAGATTGCTGCTATCTTTAAAAAGGATTTTGATGAAGTTAAACCACTCCTCTTCTCAGCAATTGGAAACGTATCCAATATTGGTCGTGCTTTACAAGCAGCTAAAGCTCAGAAGCGAGTGCTTGGCTCTGTTACAGATATTCTTAAAGGACTCGAAAAGAATGGTGGACAAGAGTTAAATGATATCTTTGCTCTTCGTGATGCTGTATCTACAATTAAATCTAGTACTGATACGGCATTCAATAAAGCTAAAGGTATTGCTGATCTAACACAAGCTGCAGTTAAGCAGCCTAACTGGAAAGACAAGTTTGGTGAGTTTGTTGTTAATTCCTATATCTCTGGTCTAGCTACTACTGCAGTCAACGCTGCATCAGGTATCGCTAAGATTGGTTTGTTAGGTGCAGAGCGTGTACTACAAACACTCAATCCTTTTAGTAAAGCTAAGTTTGGTGAACTAGTTCCTGCCTTTCGAGGAATGATGGATGGTATGCTTGAAGGTGCTTACTTTGCTAAAGAAGGTTTCTTACGTGGTCATCCTTTAGATGCTGCTTTACCTGAGTTACGTGGTGCTATTGGTATGCAAGAAGGGGCTACTAAAGCTGAACAGATTGCAGGTCAAATCATTCGTACTCCTGGTCGATTAAGCGTTGGTGTTGATGAATACTTTAAATCTGTCTTCCGTAAGATGGAGTTCAATGCTCAAGCATATCGTGTAGCTAACTCTGGTAAATATGGTGATCCTGCTGCTGTGTATGATGCATTACGCAGCATAAATACAATGGATAAGAATTGGAAAGACAATGTCCTTAAAGCTCCTGGTTTATCTAGTCTTACTGATACTGCTCGTAAACAACTTATTACAGATGTAACTAACTACGCTAAACAAGCTACCTTCCAGGCTGACTTAGGTAAGCTAGGTAATTCAATGTTGCGCTTTAGAGCAAATCATCCTGAGTTATCTTGGGTTATTCCGTTCGTTAAGACTCCAATCAACATCATGAAAGATGCGTTGTCTTATACTCCGTTAGGTGTGTTTTCAAAGAACATGCCAGCAGATGTAAAGATTGCACGTACTGCTATTGGTGTTGGTATCACAATGGGATTAGGTCAAGCTATTGCTTCAGGTAATGTTACTGGCGCATATCCTCGTGATGCAGGTCAACGTAATGCTTTGATTGCTGCAGGTATCCCTGAGTATTCCTTGAAGATTGGTGATACATGGTATTCATATGCACGTGTTGAGCCATTAGCTACAATCATGGGTGCTACAGTAGACGGTATCAAGGCTGTAGTAGATTACGCTAAGAAGCCTAGCTATGACACTAAGAAAGAGAAAGACTTAGTGATTGATGTTGTTGGTGGTATTACTAAGAACATTGCATCTAAGACCTTCTTAGAAGGTATCTCTAGTGTTATGCAAGTGCTACATGATCCAGAGCGTTATGGTGGTAGTTTCTTGAATAGCTTTGCTGGTTTAGTTGTTCCTTCTTTTGTTGCTGCTCCTGCTCGTGCGTTAGATCCTAATCAACGTATTGTTACTAACTTTGCTGAAGCAGTACAAAACCGTTTACCTAGTATGGGTCAAGAGTTTGCTAGAGAAAACCTACCTGCTCAGTCTATGTTATTTGGTGGTACACGTCCTAATCCTTCCTTTGGTGCTACTGCATTTACAGGATTACAAACTGCTCCTGCTGCACAGACTGCATTACAACAGGAAGTATCTCGTATTAAGTTTGACTACGAGCTACCAAGTAAGTCTCTTAAAGGTGTTGAACTTAATGGCGCAGACCAAGCTAAGTATCAGGCATTATCAGGTCAATATGCAGACTTAATTCTTAATAAAGTAATTGAGTCTCCGTCTTATCAGAATGCTGCTGATCCTTTAAAGAAAGTAATCCTTGAAAAAGGAATGAGACGAGCAAGGACTGCTGCTACTAAAGTTTTGTTCGGTGAGAAAATGCAAGATCCAGAGTTTAGAGTTCAGTTTATTAGAGCTAAGCTTGCTAAAAAAGGTATAGAAGAAGAATGATATATGGCAGATCCAACTGGTTTGAACGAAGGAGCGAAGACTCTTACGAGTAGCTTAGAGGCTAGTCGAGAAAGTGCTAAATCATTAACTAAGACTATTGAGAACATCCAGCAGGATGGTGCATCAGTAGCTCAACAAAAAGCTGCGGAGAGAAGGAAAGCCCAGCAATATCATCCTGATAATACAGTGATGAAAGCTTTCAAGGAATATGAGATAATCCAAGAAGTAAAGAAGTTGGAACTCAGAATGAAGGCTGAAGTAATAAACAAGTATGGCACTAAAGCATGGGATGAGATTCAAGTCATCAAGCAACGCATGCTTAAAGAAGAGGCAATGAATAAGAAATTATTTGATCAAGATTTAAATGCAGTACGTAGGGTGCAACTCTATTGCTTCTTAGCTGCAGCAGTGATTGCATATTTTATAGTGTGGGGAGATAAGTAATGTTTGGTATTGATGATATCGTATCAGTAGGAATGAAGATTATCGATAAGGTAATCCCAGATCCTAAAGCTAAAGCAGAAGCTGAAGCACAAATTATGTCGATGGCTAATGAAGCTAAACGCATGGAACTAGAAGCCGACATGAAGGAAGCAGAAGAGCTTACAAAGCGTCAACAAGCTGACATGGCTAGTGACTCCTGGCTGTCTAAGAATATCCGTCCTATGACTCTTATAGCGATCTTATCAGGGTATTTTATCTTTGCTATGATGTCTGCCTTCAACATGGAAACTAACAGCAAGTATGTCGAATTGTTAGGTCAATGGGGTATGTTGATTATGTCTTTTTATTTTGGTGGACGTACATTAGAAAAGATTATTGATATGAAAGGTAAGGCTAAGGAATGACACACCAGGAAAAGATTGTAGTAGCAGCTACAGTATCTCTCATGCTTGTGGTAGTAGGTATGATGTTTGCTTTTGCAGTAGCATTATTAGATCCTACAGTAGATGACAAGATGGTATTCGATATTATTGGACCAGCGTTTCAGACAATCGTTGGTGGATTCATTGGTTTAATCACTGGTATAAAGATAGGACAACAAGACGATGAGTAATTTATCTGAACACTTCACACTAGAAGAAGCAACATTCTCTGACACTGCAGTCCGTCAGGGTATCAACAATCAACCTAACGACAAGCAACTTGAGAACATGAAGATTGCTGCTGCAGGAATGGAGAAAGTACGTGCATTACTTGGTAAAAGTATTCACATCAATTCTTGGCTTAGACTACCTGAACTCAACGTGGCAGTCGGTGGTTCTAAGGTTTCTAGTCATATGGACGGTTGGGCAATTGATTTTACTTGCTCTGGTTTTGGCGATCCTTACGCTGTTTGTAAGGCTATAGAAGCTTCTGATATTAAGTTTGATCAGATGATTCATGAATATGGTCGCTGGACTCACATCTCTTTTGCACCTGAGATGCGTCAACAGAAGATGACTATCATGAAGCCTAACAACAAGTATGTCCAAGGTATCTGGACTGCTGCTGAATATCCTTCAAAGGTATAAAAGAAAACCCCTCCGAAGAGGGGCTTCTTAATTACTCAGATTTAGGGAAGCTTAGTAGTATTCGAGCTATCCCTAGATCGATCACTACATGATGAGCGTCTTCCATCTCTGACACCCACTCAAAGCCTACCATAAATCCTGTTAACAAGTGCAGTTCTACTAGCATGATTATCCTTATTTAATAGGGCATGCACCACCTGCACACTCCTCACCACCTTCAAAGTTAGCGTCCTCTACTTTAGTAATTAACCTGGTAGATTCTACTAACGCTTCGTACTGCTCCTTCGTGATCTCTTCAAGAGGTGCTTGATGGAAGCCATGCTCATTGTGCAACAAGAACGATAACGACTTATGATTGTTCTTATAGTTCTTAGCAAGGTACTTCTTAATCTCAGGTAGTTCTTCCTTACGATAATACACTGTACAGGAAACACTATTGTCTGACCACACTTCTTGTAACCACTTTACTACTTCCAACTGATCAATAGCTGACATCTCAGCAGCAATCTTAGTTCCCTCTGGATAGCAGAATGGGAATGAAACTACTACTGTGCTATGATCCTCACTACCATCAAAGTTACGCTGATACTCTACAGGGTAACCATGCTCACGACACACATCCACTAGACTATGATTAGACGCAATACGAATACGACGAATCATATAACGACTATAAGCTGGATGACAACCTGATGTAACACCAGGAAGTAAAGACAACGTACCACTTGGTTTAACTGTCGTTAACTTAATAGACTCAGGATAACCATGAGCAGCAGAATATGTCTTATCGAACTCACGTAACTTAACATATGTTTCCTCTAACCAACTACGTTGCTCATCAGTAGCTTGTAAGACACCAGTAACCCCAATACCCATACGCATGTTCTTATGTACGATATGTTCGGTCTCGGTAAGGTGACAAGGCAAAGCAAGACTATGCTTGTTAATCCGATAAAGCAGTTTACTGACATCTAATAATTCCTCTTTACTTGTGATGTTCGGTAGATAAATCTCTGCTAAGCAGCATGTCTCATACGCTGCTAATGACTGCTCAGCACAAGGGTTATATCCCTCAACATCAGGATCAGGGTAATTAGTATCACCGAGGCGACCAATCTTCCTAGAAAGTCTGAGGTTAATGAGACCATAAGGTTCTCCCTTGCCTTCATATCCATCCCAGAAGTATTCATGCAGATCCTTAAAGTCATTACAGACCACGCTATTATTAGACATAGCTCTCCAACTTGGGATGTTTCCCATATCCCACCGCTTAGCCAATAAATACTCGACATCGTCTGGATCTCCAATTGCAATTTGTGCTGACCTACGCACGTTACCTGCCACAACTACAGCACCAATGATGTTCATAATATCTAAACAATCAATAGGACGTAGTTTCTTACCTGCTCGTTTCTCTAATACTTCGGAAATCTTTTCAATGCCCCAGCATAGATCTTCAGGACCTGATGCAGTTCCTCCAAATCCTTTAATCGTAGACCCCTTGCCTCGAACCAGAACAGTCGAATAAGTAAATGTATTCTTTTTATCTGATAAGAAGGCTGCTTTGAGGGTCTTACCCAATAGTTGTACCCAGCCTTCACGTGAATCAGGAACAATAAAGTCAGCGTCGTTACTATCAACACGAGTAGGTCGAACAAAATCACTATTGACTTCAGGTAGTTTATCAACATTCTTCCTTTGAATATTATATCCAACACCAGAACCTAGCATTAACATATCCATTGCCCAAGTAAATGGACGTACTGGGTCATTGATTACTGTGAATGCACAGTTCTGTAAACTTGCTAAGCCTAAGCGACCTACTGTATCTGTACCCATCTGCCACAAGAAGCGACCAGCTACTGTACCCTTGAGTTCCATCAAGTATTTACGTAAGCGATCTTGTTCTAATGCATCGAAGTTACATCCTAGCTGATCATTTGCAGCTTTAATTACACGTTCAACAGTATCAGGAAACTCTTCCGTCGCACTGTTTGGGTTTGTCTCATCTAAACGACGAGCATATGTACGCTTGTAGGTGATGTATCCTACTGTACTAAAAGGTGTTTCATATGTCATTCTCTTCCCAGTCTACTTCTTTCAGAAGTTGTAAGTAATTATTTTCTATTGTGTCTTCAAAAGACTCGACCAGATCTTCTGAGGTTATTCCAAGTAACTCCAGAAGACTGATCTCATCTAATCTCTTCAACCGTTCTTTTAACTCTGGCAGTGTAAGAGTAATCATGTAATTACTTTTTCTTTGCTGGAGTTTTCTTAACGATAGCTTTGGCTGGCTTCATCTTCATACATGTTTCAATGAAGTCAATTGTTTTCTGAGCACCAGAGATGATAGCTTTCAATTGTTGTAACTGTTGTTCAGGTTTCCAATCACTAGCCCAAAGATGAACAGCATCTCGTGTATCTGTCTGTACTGTGAAATCTACCCACCAATCCTCAGGACTTTTAAACCCACCATCTACATTTACAAAAGCATTGTCCTTTGGAAAAAACTTATTAAAGCTAACTGTTTTAGTTGGTTTCTTACTTTCCGCATTCATCAATATCTCCTTTAGTTTTGAGTTCACCTGCTTCTCCTTGTTCAATTAAGTAATCTAGGTAATGCCTAGCTTTCTTTAAGTCTTGTACTCCATCTTTATGTTTCCAACGCAGTACATATTTTACCACATTACCCTCCCAGAAGTCAAGTTCCCATGCCTTAATAATATCCCAAGGTTGAATCTCTCCTCCCTTACGATAATGACTTCCTCCTATTTGTTTATCTCGTGCATCATCTGACATTATAATCTTACTCAATCCTCTAAAGTAATCCTCTAACGTGTACTTTGAATCAGGTTCACACAGTTCATAGCCATAATGCGCTGGCATTGCACCAGGAAAACCACGACTACTCCAGTCTATCTCGCTCATAAGTACCTATCCTTTAAGAATTTAAGTGAGACAAACATCTCATCAAAACAACCATCAACTACTTCATGCAGCACCACAATACCTCGCCAGTAGTGATTACCTTGAGCACCCATGTAATCTTCATCATGCTCA